ACGTAGAAGGCCACGGTATTATACCGTTGGCCAAGTACGCGTCTATGGGTTCAGCGACGTGCTTTCCTGTGGAAGCGATGGTCTTTACGACCCTCATCTTCCTCGGGATCGAACGATCGCTCAACGTGACGCTAACCAGGAAGGACTTGAAGTCCCTTTCTGGTGTGGTGCGCGTCTTCGGGGACGATCTGATTGTCCCCGTCGACCACGTGCATATGGTGGTCAACACCCTCGAGGCTTTCGGCTCTCGGGTAGGTGCTGCCAAGTCTTTCTGGACCGGAAGGTTCAGAGAGTCTTGCGGGAAGGAATACTTTAATGGCAATGACATTTCAATTGTCAGATGCCGGCAAGCGTTACCTTCCACCTCCACTGACGCGGACGGTGTGATATCAACGGTCGCCTTACGTAACCTGTTCTATGAACACGGTTACTGGAGGACCGCCCGTTGGCTGGATAAAAAGCTATTGAAAGTGTTGAAACACTTTCCAATAGTTTCTCCAGCTTCACCCGTGTTGGGCAGGGTTTCATTCCTTGGCTACGAAACGCAAAGAATGCACCCAAGACTGCATAGTCCGCTAGTTCGCGGCTATGTTCAGCAGTCCAAAGCTCCTAGCGATAAACTAGGAGACACTGGTGCCCTCCTTAAGTGCTTACTTAAGTTGGAATCCGAGAATCCTAAAGGTGTGGTTGAGAGTTATCTCAACCTAGACACCTGTTCTCGGTCCAGCACGGGCTCTTACAGGGCCCTTCCCATCGGATTGCCACCCGGTGGACAAGATGAGAAGCACTTAGAGCGTTCAGGACGCCCCCAGCGCGTCGGCATCAAGTCTGGGTGGTGGTCATCCATTTGATGGATGGCGATGGGTTCCGTAAAAGGACCCATGTGGGAGAGCCACGGCCGTGCCATTAATCATTATGGCGCGGGACCGCGTGCTTAGTCTACCGGGATGCTTTTGTTCCCTGTAGGCTAGGCGGAGATTTGCCGGTGCGTTGCACCGGTTCACTCCAGCGGTTGGCTTCTCTGTGTGGTCCGGGTGAACCCTTAACGGGGTCACCCCTCCACCATGAG